TGGCAGAGGCGCCTGTTGCGCCGGATGCTGGCTCGCCGCGAAGACGGCACCTTCACGCACCGCTTCTTCCTAACAGGCATTGCTCGTAAGAACGGCAAGACCGCACTCGCCTCTACCCTCCCACTCTTCTTCGGACTGTATGGCGATCGCGGAGGCGAGATCTACAGCGCGGCCGCGGATAGAGACCAGGCTAAATTAGTTATGAGCCACGCTCGCCGAGCCGTTGAGATGAGTCCCGAACTGGGCGATCAGATCAAACTCTTTCGAGATGCGATGGAGTTCAAGGGAACTGGAACGGTCTACAAAGCGTTGAGTTCGGAGGCATTTACGAAGGAGGGCTTGAGCGCCTCGTTGGTCATTGCCGACGAGTTGGCAGCGTGGCCGTCTCGTGAACTCTTTGACGTCCTTTCCCTCTCAATGGGCGCAAGGAAGTCGCCGCTCTTTGTGGCGATCACGACGGCTGGTCAGCGCATTGACTCGACTGGCTCGGACTCCATTGCCTACACGCTGTACCAGTTGGCGCGTCGCCGCATCGCTGGAGAGAACGACGACCCCACGCTTGGGATGGCGTGGTGGGAAGCGGCGAGCGACGCCTACAGTGACGAGACTCGCTGGAGCGAGGCGAACCCTGGGCTGCTCAGCGATCCTGCAATCCTCAGCATTGACGACCTGCAGTCTGCGAAGAAGCGCACGCCTGAATCAGAGTTCCGCACGAAGCGGCTGAACCAGTGGGTTAGCAGTTCGCAGGCGTTCTTGCCGACTGGAACGTGGGACTCCTGCAAGGATGATCAGATCGTTCTGAACAAAGAAGACGAGGTGGTGCTTGGCTTTGACGGCTCATTCAGCAACGACTCGACCGCGATCGTCGCCTGCCGTGTGGCAGACAAGGCGCTCTTCGTGCTTGGGCATTGGGAGCGCCCGCTGGACTCCGAACTCAACTGGCGCGTGCCGGTGGAAGAGGTGGAAGCCAAGATGCTGGAACTCTGCCGCAGCTTCAACGTCAAGGAGATTGTCTGCGACCCATTCCGCTGGCAGCGGTCAATGGAGGCGTGGCAGCAGATGGGCTTGCCAGTGGTTGAGTTCCCGCAAACGCCTTCTCGGATGGTCCCAGCCACGGCCGCCTTCTACGACGCGGTGGTAAACCAGCAGATCAAACACGACGGCAATCCCTCGCTGGCTCGCCACGCTGCAAATGCCACTCCGTATTATTCCCGCAATGGGCTTATGATTCGGAAAGAAAGCAAGACCTCGCTCAAGCGCATAGACTTACTCGTCGCAGGACTTATGGCACATAGCCGAGCGGGTACACTTGGAAGCGCGCCTGCGCCTAAGCCACGGGCTGAAGTGAAGTGGATTGACTTGTAGGGAGACGAATGGGCATTTTTGATCGCGTCTTCGGACGCAGCGAGCCTGAGGAAAAGCGTTTCATCGGCGGTCAGTGGTTAGCGCAAGAAGCATCGTCTGCTTCGGCGGGCGTACTAGTCACGCAAGAGAACGCGACCAGCATTGGCGCTGTCTATGCCGCCGTCAAACTTTACGCCGACACTGTTGCTGGTTTGCCGTGGGACACCTACATCCGCATTGACGGAACGCGCCGACCATACCGTCCGCGCCCGCGCTGGATGGACTTCCCGATTCCGAACAACCCGAACTTTACATCCTTTGAGTTCAAGCATCGCGTGGTCTCGTCGCTGCTGCTAGACGGCAACGCCTTCATCCTTTGCTTGCGTGACTCGTCCGACAACGTGATTGAGACGCGCGTCCTTGATCCGCAAAAGGTGGAGATTCGGACGGGCGAGATGGGCGAGCCGCTCTACTACATCGAGACGCTTGAAGGCGCGATCACGCTGACGACCGCAGAGATCATTCACATCCCGCTCTTCGCCACTGGCGAGAACCATCGCGGGTTGTCGCCAATCGAGCATCACAAGGTGACGCTCGGACTGGCAAGCGCCACGCAAATCTTCAGCGCAAAGGCTTCGGTCGCCGACACGGTGGTGTTGACAAGGCGTGGCGCGTTGCCGTCCTCACAGGCGGCGCGGACTACCAGCAGCTCGGCGCAAAGATCAGCGACCTGCAGTTGGTGGAGACGATGCACTACGGCGTGGAAGCCATTGCGCGCATCTACGGAATCCCACTGCATATGCTTCAGTACCCAGGCGGCAACACGTCCTACGCATCGGTTGAGTTGCTCGGCATTGAGTGGCTGCGACTCGGACTCGGACCAATGATCGCGCGCCTTGAGGCTGCGTTCCAGCGCATCGTTCCAGGTGCAGAGCAGACCTTCCTCAAGTTCACACTTGACGGCCTGCTGCGCGCAACGACGCAGGAGCGATACAACTCCTACGCAACGGCGCTGAACAACGGCGTCCTGAACATCAACGAAGTTCGTGCGCTAGAAGACCGCGCACCGATTGACGGTGGCAACCAGTATTGGAAGCCGCTCAACATCGGCGTCGTTGGGCAAGAGCCAACAGAGTAATGCCGTATTTCATCACGGATACCGCAGCAGGGTGCAGCGGCTGGGCGACGATCAAAGACGACGGCGAAGTGATCGGCTGCCACGAAACCAAAGAAGCCGCCATCGAGCAGATGGTTGCGGTCTCGCTTGCCGAAGGCATTGAGCCAGGCGGCGAGCGCGCACTCCCTGACAACTACCGACCAGCGCTCTCGCCTGACGTGCCAGAAGGTCGCGCCTGTGGCAACTGCCTGTTTTACAACGAAGCAAACGTGCAAGACGACAAGGCTTTCTGCGAGCGATGGGATGAGTATGTTCGCGGCGATCACTACTGCAATGCGTGGCAAGCGGATGACAGTGGCGAAGAGGATGACGAGACGCGCGTCTTGATTGACGTGCCGCAGTACATTCAGGAGGCAGCCGAGAAGGGCCTGACCTACCAGCGCAACGGCTACGGCGGCGACGGGCTGACCGACCAGACGATTGAAGAGGCGCGACAGCTCCGCGCTGGGCAAGTGCAAGATGACAAGGTGACGCGGATGCGCGCGTGGATTCTCCGCCACCGCATTGACTGGGAAGACGTGGCTCGCAACAACAACCCAGACGACGAAGACTTCCCAGGTCCAGGCGCAGTTGCCGCGTATCTGTGGGGCGTTGATCCCACAGCAGAGAATGGCGCAGATCGCGTCCTAGAATGGGCGGACGGCGTTCTCGCGCCGATTGAAACCGAAGAGAGGTTTGACGTGAAAGAACTTGAAACGCGCGCGCTCCCGATGGGCGAGTTCACCGTCACCGAAGGCGAGGACGGACAGAAGACATTTACCGGCTACGCGGCGCTCTTTGGCGCACCGTCGTCAGGGCTGCCGTTCACCGAAGTGATTGCGCCAGGCGCGTTCCGACGCACGCTAAGCCGCGTCGCTGACGGCAAGAAGATTGTCTCCTTCCTCTTTGGACACGACGAGACGCGCGCACTCGCTACGACCGCAAGCGGCCGTCTTGCACTTACCGAAGACGAGCGCGGCTTGAAGGTTGAGGCTCGCCTTGATCCAGCCGATCCAGACGCCGCTGGCGTGATTAGCAAGTTGACGCACGAGGCTGCGGCGATGGGAATGTCATTCGGCTTCACGATCCCAAAGAACGGCGATCAGTGGGACGAGGACACGCGCACGTTGCGCGAAGTGAATCTTTTTGAGGTGAGCGTCCTCTCCGCAGGACAGACTCCCGCATACCCAGCGACGCTGGGTCTTACCTCCGTTCGCAAGGTCGCGTCCCGAATGGGCGTTGACGGCGACCGGCTTATCTCAGCCATCGAGTCCTTGAAGTCGGCGCAACCGCTGACCGAACAGGACGTCGAGGTGATCGAGACCGTCACGGAGAAGTTGGCTCCGAAGCGCACAGGGGTGGACGCATCCATCGCTCGCGCCAAGTTGCTGCTCGCCGAGATGGAATCGGAATCGCTCTAACAGCCACGAGGTCGCGCCCCACCGCGCTAGTACGCGAGTCCGCGCAAGACCATCCCGCTCGGTGAGCCGCACCATTGTGGAAACCAATCAAGACAAGGAGACAGAAATGTCAGACGTTAGGAAGCTACACGAGAAGCGTGCTTCCCTCTTGACCGAGGCTCAGTCCATCGTGACCGACCTTGCCGAGAAGGGCGAAGCGCTTGAGGGCGAGTCACAGGCTCGCTTTGAGAAGCTCACTTCAGAGGCTGCAACGGTTGCGGCCGCGATTCGTTCGGAGAAGGAAGCCAGTGAAGCACGCTCCGCTGCTGATGCAGTGCGAGCCGAGTTCGCAACGGCGATCGCTCCAAAGGTTGAGAAGAGCGAAGGCTCAAACGACGAACTCCGCGCACTTGCTCGCTTGGGCGGGTCGCAGACGTTCGAGTACCGCGATGTCTCACGCAGCACTGGCCTGGGCAACCCAGTCACCATCGCTGACCGCGTGAACGTAGTTGCGGCACAGTTCAACCCATTCATTGACCCAGCGATCGTCACGGTCGTTCGCACAAGCACCGGCAACAACATCCAGTTCCCACGAGTCACGGCTCTTGGAACCGCTGGTTCAGTTGCTGAGGCTGGCACGATTGGTGAGTCGGACGGAACGCTCAGCGCGCTGTCCCTCACGCCAGTCAAGTACGCGACCATCATTCAGGTCACCGAAGAGCTTGCCGAAGACGCAGCCTTTGACCTGAGCGCGATGATCGCTGAGAAGTGCGGCGCGGAAGTCGCAGTTGCTCACGGTGCCTTCGCTGGTACCGCTGTTGCCGCTGCTGCCAACGTCGGCGCAACTGGCTCAGGCACCGTTTCAGTGAACCCAACCTTCACCGACCTTGCGAAG